GCAAGGGCATGGAGTAGGTTTCACCCAATGGAACTGACACGAAAGGACAATGACGAATGAAACGACAGACCAAGAAGCAGAAGCTGCGTAGTATCCGCCGCCGTGCAATCACTATGCAGAACAACAGTTCTCGAAAGATAACGCTAACTGAAGCAATGAAAGAGGTTCAGAATGTTCAGAATGATGTATAAATCAACAGGCTTTTCCCCCGCCTTCATGGAAGAGGTGCGGGACAAAGAAGAGTTCTTTCGCCATCGTGAATTACTTGCCACAGGTATGGGATTGACAACAGAGTTGGTGAACGACAAGCTGTTCTTGTTTGACAAGGGCAAAGAGTTTGGTGTCTACTATGTAGAGAAAGGCAAATAGATGAACACAGAACAGAAAGCAAACGTGGTCAGCCGTGGTGAATGCGGCAAGTGCGGCTCGTCCGATGGCAATGTGTTGTATGACAACGGGTCAAGCTACTGCTTTGTATGTGAGACATACACGGCAGCATCAGGCTCTGACAATCTTGTCAGCGTCACAGAACGAAAGGTTCATACAATGAATACCCCATTAAGTCGAGGGCAGTTCACGGCTATTGAAGACCGTGGTATCACTATTGATACTGCCAAAGCCTATGGCATTACTGTTACAGGCGACAAGCAAATATACCCATATCACGATGTGAATGGTCAGCATGTTGCGAACAAGGTTCGACATGTATCCACCAAAGACTTCCATGCCGAAGGCCGACTACCACAGGCGGGGCTGTTTGGTCAGCACTTGTTTCGTGATGGTGGCAAGTATATCACAATCACCGAAGGTGAGTTGGATGCCGCCTCTGCATATCAGATGATGGGCAGCAAGTGGCCTGTCGTGTCCGTCCGTAACGGCGCACAGTCTGCGGTCAAGGATGTCAAGGCACAGTTCGAGTGGCTCAACAAGTTTGACAACATCGTTGTGTGCTTCGACAATGACGAGCATGGCAATGCCGCAGCCGCAAAGGTTGCGTCCATCTTCGAGCCTAACAAGTGCCGCATCGTCAAGCTGAAGGCAAAGGATGCCAACGAGTATCTCAAGCACGGCAAGACCGAAGAGTTTATCAAGCGGTGGTGGGACGCAGCACCCTACACCCCAGCAGGTATCGTCAATCTGAAAAGCTTCGATGGCCTGTATGAAGACGACGACAAGCAGTCGGTAGACTACCCATACAAGGGCATGAATGAGTTGCTGTATGGTATGCGAACAGGTGAGCTTATCACGTTCACAGCAGGCACTGGTGCAGGTAAGTCCAGCATCATGCGTGAGCTTGAGCATCACCTACTCAACAACACCGACAGCAACATCGGCATCATCAGCCTTGAGGAGAACGTCAAGCAGACTATCTTCCACCTGATGTCAGTCGAGGCAAGCAAGCGTCTGTATATCAAAGAGGTGCGTGAGCAAGTGCCACAGGAGCAGCTTACACAATACGAGGAAGCAACTGTAGGCACGGGGCGTGTGTTCGCCTTTGACCACTTCGGTTCGATACAGACAGATGAAATCCTGGCACGTGTGCGTTACATGGTCAAGGCACTTGACTGCCGCTACATCATCATCGACCACCTGTCGATACTTGTATCGGGATTGGAGGGTGAGGACGAGCGGCGCAACATCGACAAGATGATGACCCAGCTACGCTCACTGGTCGAGGAGACACAGTGTTGTATGCTGCTGGTATCACACTTGCGCCGTGCATCAGGTGACAAGGGGCAAGAGCAGGGAGCGCAGATTAGTCTGTCCATGCTACGTGGCTCACACAGCATCGCACAAATCAGTGACGCAGTGATTGCAATGGAGCGTGACCAACAGGCATCCGACCCTGTGTCAGCCAACACCACCACCATTCGTGTTCTAAAGAACCGATATGCAGGTGAGACAGGCATCGCTACCTACCTGCTGTATGACCGTGAGTCTGGTCGTATGCAGGAGATTGATGACCCTAACGCAGAAGACTTCGATACGGTGGACGAGGCCACCTACCTATGATACAGGGCGACCTCTTCCCAGAGCAGCTGGAGCAGACATACAGAGCAGGAGATTGTTTTGATATGTCTGCCCCACCGCTTCGCATTAAAGAGTGCGACAAGTTCTGGGTAAATCAAAATAAAAAGCGGATTGATTTTCTGCTTGACCTTCCGAAAGATTTGTATTATATTTTTCGGGACGTTGGTGGGAAGCCTGCTATCTTCAACAAGAAGATGGGTAAATACTTGACCCCATCATATAGCAGAGACATCTATCCAGCGATTAGATTTAAAGGTAAGACGTTTTACATACATACACTGGTTGCAATATTCTTTCTTGAGAATACTCTACCGCAAGTAAAGTGTATGGTAGACCACATAAACCACGACCCGTGGGATTACAGTATTGATAACCTTGAGTGGGTGTCTTGTTCTGAAAACACAAAGCGAGGCAAGCGGGAAGACAGACCGCTACACGGGTTCAACAGACAGACAGGGAAAACATTATGACACTTAAACCAATACAAGGCGCAGTGAACATTCCGTTCAGCCGCCAAAGATATGAACACGCTGACCGTCCAGCCAAAGACGTTATCATTGACTATCTGGTATCTAATGGTCACGAGATTCTTGATACCAAAGAAGATTTTTCTGTTGACATCAAGTCAAAGAAAGGTTATAATCGCTACTTCAGCGAGGTTGAGATAAAGTATGGATGGAAAGGAGATTGGAATCCTGATTGGAAAGAGATACGTTTACCATATCGTAAGCACAAACTTATCAATAAGGTTCAGTCACTGGATATTGACAACGCCTTCTTTAACTTCTACATCATACGCCCTGACATGAAGGCAGCATGGCGCATCAAGGACAACGTAGTTGCAGAGTCAGATGTGCGAGAAGCAAGGGGGCGGAACATTATGAAGGGTGAACACTTCTTCCACATACCATATGAGAAAGCAGAGTTGATTGAACTATGAAACGTTTAGCAGTAGACATTGAAACAGATGGCCTTGATGCCAAAGAAATCTACTGCGTAGTAGCACGAGACTTAGATGAAAAGAGAACCTATACATTTACACCCAAGACTATTGAGAACTGCAAACAACTCTTGGAGTCGGCAGACATTCTGGTGTTTCACAATGGCGTGTCTTTTGATGCTCCCGTTCTGAAACGCCTGCTCAATATCAACATACCCCTAGACAAGATACGTGATACACTTATCCTGTCACAGATGACAAACCCTGTGCGTGAAGGCGGTCACTCGCTTGACGCATGGGGTAAGTCTCTGGGGTATAAAAAGATTGAGTTCAATGATTGGTCTGGCTATTCAGATACAATGTTGAAGTATTGTATTCGTGATGTAGAGATTACAGAACGTGTATACAACGCCTTGATACCAGAACTTAAACGCTTCTCACCACGTAGCATCCGCCTAGAGCATCAGGTTCGTGCAATCGTAGACCAGCAGGAGCGTAACGGCTTTGCACTCAATGTTCCTGCCGCTATGCAGTTAATGGCTCGCTTATCAGACGAAGCCTCGAAGATTAAGGAACAACTACAACATAAGTTCCCACCGATTATCGAGGTTCGTATATCTGAAAAAACTGGTAAGCGTTTGAAGGATAAGGTGACTGTGTTCAATCCCGCATCACGCAAGCAGATTGCAGAGCGTCTGTCGGAGTTGGGCTGGAAGCCTCATGCCTACACAGAAAAAGGTCAAGCCATTGTATCAGAGGATGTGCTGTCAAAGGTTGACATACCCGAAGCACAAATGGTCGCACGCTTTCTCCTCTTAGAGAAACGTGTCTCACAAATTAAATCTTGGATAGAAGCAGTCGGTGATGACGGGCGTGTACATGGTAAGGTGTGGACGCTAGGCACAATCACTGGTCGCATGACACATACCTCGCCCAACATGGCGCAGTGTCCTGCTGTTTACTCACCATACGGAAAGGAATGCAGAGATGTCTGGACTACTCGAACCGTCACTGATAGCATTGGTAATAGTGTACTTCTGGGTTGTGATGCGTCATCGCTAGAGTTGCGAATGCTGGCACACTACATGAACGACAAAGACTTCACACGTGAGGTTGTTGATGGTGATGTGCATACAGCTAATCAGAAAGCCGCAGGATTACCAACACGAGACAATGCCAAGACGTTCATCTATGCCTTCTTGTATGGTGCAGGGGCAGCTAAGATTGGTAAGATTGTAGATGGTACAGCCAAAGATGGTAAGAAATTAATTGATAAGTTTTTATCCAACATGCCTGCACTCAAGGCGCTGCGTAGCAAAGTAGACAAGCTTGCATCACGTGGTTATGTGCTAGGTATTGATGGGCGTGTGTTGCAGATACGTTCTGCACATGCAGCACTCAACTCCCTACTCCAGGGGGCAGGTGCAATCGTCTGTAAGGAATGGCTCAAGCACATTATCATACAGGCAACAAGACGCAAGCTCGACTTCAAACTCGTTGCGAGTATTCACGATGAGTATCAGTTCGAGGTTCGCAAAGACCACGCCGAAGAACTTGGCGAGGTTACAAAGCTGGCAATGAAACTAACAGAGCAATCGCTCAAGGTTCGTTGCCCTCTCGACAGTGAATACAAGGTCGGGAAAACGTGGGCAGAAACCCACTAGAAAAAAAGTGTTGACATTTGATTCCAGATGTGGCACTATATAGTGGTCGTTGGCAATACTGTCACGACATGACAACCAAAACGAAAGGTAAAACGAAATGACCGTAGTAAAAGGTAAAGCCTATTGGGCATCAGTACAACAACCGAATACAACTTACGAACCTGAATGGGGCATTGACATCCTTGTAGATGACAACAACCGTGCAGCGTTTGAGGCAGATGGTGTTACCATCAAGAACAAAGATGACGAGCGTGGTGATTTTGTCCACATTCGCCAGAAGGTAGCACGCCGTGATGGTTCACAGAACGAAGCACCATCAGTAGTGGACACACAGAAGCAACCCTTCACAGGACTTATCGGTAACGGCAGCACTGTGAATGTAATGTACACGCCGTTTGCGTGGGAAATGAATGGCAAGTCAGGTGTCTCGCCATTGCTCAAGAAAGTTCAAGTCGTTGACTTGGTTGAGTATAAAGCAGGGGAAGACTTCGATGTCGAAGATGGCTTTACTGCTGCACAAGCACCGTCAGCTAATAAAGAAATGAATGACGAAATTCCTTTCTAGGTAGTTGATAAGCACGGGAGCGGCATCTACATTTGGCCGCTGGAGATAGCTGCGAGGGTGGGAACGCTATCACTTATACAGGAGATTAACATGATGACAGATTTACCAGTGCAGCTGGTGTTGTTTTACTTCGCAGTCGCAGGCTTCTTTTTCGGGTGGGCTTTCCCACGAGGCAAGTATCTAAAAGCCTTTCAATTGCGGCTACTTAAAGCACTTCACAACTTCTTCGCAGATGAAGAAGAATACATTGCACACAAAGCAGAACGCCTTCGCAAGAGGGTACGGCGTAAGAGCTAGGACACGTAGCTCAACTGGATAGAGCAGCAGACTTCTAATCTGCAGGTTGCAGGTTCAAGTCCTGCCGTGTTCGCCAACGAAAGGATTTAACATGAGCAAAACATTAGACACACTTATCCCAGACATTTATGACATGCTTGAACAAGGTACTGATGTTGAGCAGGCGCATGTTAAGGAAGCCCTTGATGAGGTCGGCAGTCTTGTGCGAGAGGCTGTCGAAACCATACTCCGTGAAGGTCAGCGTGAAGGTGCATCACACCTACGTCTGTCTTCAATCGGCAAACCAGACCGTCAGATTTGGTACGGAGTACAAGGCGAAGAGGGAGAGTCCATCAACGGGCAGACCAAGATTAAGTTCTTAATGGGTCATGTCCTTGAGGCTCTCCTGATTTGTCTCACTAAAGCATCAGGCCACAAGGTAGAAGAGGCGCAGGATACCGTAGAGGTTGAGGGTGTGCTTGGACATCAGGACTGTGTGATTGATGACGTACTGGTTGACATCAAGTCGGCATCGTCATTCGCATTCAAGAAGTTTAAGGAAGGCAGGCTGTCAGACGATGACCCGTTTGGATACATCGCACAGATTAGTGCCTATGCCACAAAGAACAACCGCAAGGAAGCCGCCTTCTTTGCTATTGACAAGAACAGCAGTGAGCTTTGTATCTTGCCCGTCCACGACATGGAGATGATTGATGCCCCCGCCAGGGTAAGGCATCTCAAGAATGTAATCGAGGGCGAACAAGTTCCATCCCGTTGTTATAGTGACGCAAAAGATGGGGAGTCAGGCAACCGCAAGCTGGCGATTGGCTGTGTGTTCTGTCCTTATAAAAAGAAATGCTGGGCTGATGCCAATGGTGGTGCTGGCCTTCGTGCATTCAAATATTCTAACGGCGTAAGGTATCTAACGCAGGTAGCAAAGACACCTCAAGTCGAAGAACTGGAGTTATGAAAAGAAAAAAATATAATCACGAATACAAATCCAATTCAGAATACGAGGCAGCACAGCAGCTTCACAAACTAAAGATAGCTTTCGAGTATGAGCGTGACACGTTACCGTATGAGTGGCGTGAGGATAAGAAGTATACACCAGACTTTTTCCTACCCAATGGGGTTGTGTTAGAAGTCAAGGGGCGCTTCATGGCAGAGGACAGGAAGAAACACCTGTTCATTAAGAGTCAGTATCCCGATGTTGATATTCGCTTTGTCTTTGACAACCCCTATCGCAAGCTATACAAGGGCGGCAAGATGACCTATGCAGACTGGTGTACGAAGTACGGCTATCAGTTCTGTAAATTAAACGAGGGCATTCCAAAAGAATGGCTTGACAAATAAGATGTCCAGTAGTAAAATAACAATTCATCTGGACGAGTTTAGACCAGACTCTTCATCACCTGAACAGACACTGTTTCTATGTGTCCTCCTTCAGGCGTTGCTAGATGCGACAAAGAAACCCTATAAGGGTGAGCCTTCAGAGGCACGCATCGAAAGGGACAGGGCGACAGCATGGTTCTTTGCCTCAATAGGAACTACCGCATCAGACTTTGAAGAGGTCTGTACCAATGCGGGTGTTGACCCGAACTACATGAGAGACTTCGCCTATAAGGTGTTGCATACAGGAGAAATTGAATATGTCAGAAAACGAATTAACGCAATCCTTGGACACTAAGTTTGGATACACCCAGACACCAAGCGATGACCCAGTAAACAGCCCAGCACATTACAACCGCAAGGGTGTGGAGGCTATCCAAGCCATTGAGGCAAGCATGTCACCCGAAGAATATCGTGGCTACCTCAAGGGCAACTGCATGAAATATCTATGGCGATACCAATACAAAGGCAAGCCTGTGGAAGACTTAAAAAAATGTCAGTGGTATCTCGACAGGCTTATTGCTTCCCATGAACAACTGTAGTATAATTGGAGTCTTCGACTAATGAAAGTATCATTGATTGATTTTATGGGCAGCGACCTCACCGTGGTAAACGCTGCCCGTGTTTCCTTTAACAAGGAATCAGAGCGGGTCAAGGTGGGAAACCATCTCGACCTTACAGAGAAAGACCAGAAGCTTATCAGTTACTTAGCTGACCACGCCCACTGGTCGCC